TGAGTACTGCAATGCTGGTGATTCTTATCATGTGAAGCTCACGAACGACAATGCTAGGTTCACAGATGACGAAATCGAGCATTACGGACTGGGCGACTACGAACGTATGGAGGTGACTGACGATGAGTAATGAGACGAAGCGGGATGTGTTGGAGAAACTAATAGAATGCTACGCCGAGGTTTCTGACGCATATACCGAGGAAACCGGAAGCCCATATTACTGTGACGATGAGCCAAATTATCTTGATGAATATGACTCCGCGTTGCCAGATGATCTGCCAGCAGTTTCAAAGGATGTTAGTAACACCATGAGAACCTATCGTTTTCTTTGGTGGAAAGAATTCTTGGACAAGGCGTATGACAATGAACTAAGTGGTGCTGAGGACATCAATTACAAAGTTAGATCAGAATCCGCGGAAGTTGTCCGTGCGTTGTTGCTAGGTGTCTGGCGCGTTGAGAAAACCGGAGAAATTTTGAAATTGGATGCGGACTTTGGGAAATCTCGGAACGGATCAAGGAGGCCTCATGACAAGTCCGACAGCTCTAAATAAACGTGGCACTAAAGTCTGTCTTGACGGATACACCTTTGATAGTCAAAAGGAAGCTGACTTCTATACACGTTTCGTCAAAGATTCAGGCTTTCACTACCGCGTGCACCCGACAGTTGAGCTAGCACCATTAAAAGTGATCGCATCACCGGTGAAGGCTCGCCAGATTCGTTACACGCCTGACTTCATCATATACAGTCAAAGCGGGAAGCCGACACACGTGTATGACGTCAAAAATAGTTTCGGAATGTATGGAATTGACAGCGGGCCAAAGGAAAAATTTGCCGAGTTTCTACACAAGTTTGACATCCCCGTTGAAGCCGTCGTAGTTCGCAAGCATGACTTCAAATCAATTGCACAGGGAGTTACCAAAAAGCGAAAAGACAACGACCCGCTGATCTGCACCAATTTAAATTACTCGTGGTTAGACGCCACAGCCTATTAGGAGGGCAATAAAATGGACAATTCTATTGTGAGTGTCGCACCCCGCGATGAGCAGGAAACGGTGATTAATTATCAAGGTTGGGATGGTGCTTGGCACTTTTCTAGTAACAACCCCGTTCATATTCGGAAATGGGATAAATTCGTTGCTCCATCCGTACGACAGTTTGACAGCCTAGGACGCGTTGTAAATCTGGTAGGTACAATTACAGGGGCAAACGTTCAAATCAGCAAACAGCGCCAGCTAACGCCTGAACAAACAGAGCTACAAGCACGTCGCCTTGCCAAAGCTCGGGAGGCAAAACGGAATGGGTAAAAAGAAATCGGCTGTCAAAAAGAAACATCGCCGCATGATGCAGGCACGCCGCGACAACGAAGCTCATATCGAATTAGTCAAGGAGCGTGCCAAGTGCGGCGGCAAGATGACTATCGATGAGCTAGTCTATAAGACACTGCATGAGTTTGATTGATGGCACGAAAAAAGGCCACCTACTGGCAGCCGAAATTATTCCAACAACTAATTTTAGCATAAGGGGTGACTCACAGTGGCATTGATCAAAGAAATTGATGAGCAGGAATGTCGAAAGAACGCACGGCGTGAGCTCAAACAGTATCGCATTTTGGCACGTATGGCGAACGTCAAGCTTGATGACATTAAGTCGCCCATGATCACTGACATGCCAAAAGCACCATCATCGGGCAATCACGTAGAAGCAAGCCTGATCAAACGAATTGCACGAACCGAAGATGCTTACCGCGAGATGAAGGTGATTGACCGTACGCTTGACCTGATATCGTTTCGCAGTGCGTGGCTACTACGTTTCACTTATTGCATGCCAGAGGAGTTACAACTGTGGGAAATTGCGGAACGGTTGCAAGTCGATAATGCAAAAGTTGTATCGTACCTAAAGCAAATTGCACTGCTTGAGTTTGCCGAGGCATACCCGGACCAAGCTTTACTGGCGTTTAAGTAGACCCATTCCAACTTGGAATATATTAGAAGTTAATTGGAACATTCAACCGCTTTTTGGCGATATTCTAGTATCGTTGAATGATTCAGATAGCGATTGGCGCATCCGTAGCCCAGTTGGTAGAGTATGAGGTGAGTAGCCTCAATGTCGCGGGTTCGAGTCCCGTCGGATGCATAGCTGGCTAGCCCTGAATAAGGTAACCCGGCATAACCAATTCCGCTTGGCGATAAGTCTGAGGCGGATAACTCTTGACGGTTTCTGTGATAGTAGAACCGTTAGTCGAGTGTGTGACGATCGCACGCGCTCGCATATTGGAACGTTGGCAGAGTGGCTGATTGCGCTGGGTTGCTAACTCAGTAGGCATCTATGAGATGGTGCCTCGTAGGTTCGAATCCTTCACGTTCCGTTTTGCCAGAGTAGCAAAGATAAGACAAATGCGGCGGACTGTAAATCCGTTCCCAATCGGGTTCGATGGTGCGAATCCATCCTCTGGCAGTGCCACGGCGGAAAACGTGGCAACCATAAAAATTCCTCCTTTCTTGACTAATTTTTTTGCAGGCTACTGGTTCTGACAATCTCCAGTAGTTCTCGGTTGATAAGCAAATCCAGTGACTGCGCGAGTTTGAAGCACTCGATAGCGTGGGGCGGCACCACGATCAACCATAGCTGCTTATCACAGCTAAATAAAAATAAAACGATAATTGCTGGTCAGCGAGTGGTTGAAAGCTATCACTGATCATTGCGCGAGCACGCGGCGCTTGCTACATCAAAACTATTAAGTTAGAAGGTGCAGCCTCCTCTTGATTACTCATAGCGTGCAAAAGAGTTTTATTCTAACGTGGCTCGGAAACCCGCTAGACACAATTTAATACATGCGATGTCTGACACCATCGCTAGGCCGTCTTAGGTGAGGCGGCTTTTATTATGCAATCAAAAGGTGATAACAATGCCTAACAAAGTAACACGAACACACAATGGCCTCATGACCGCAATGGAGCGTAACGTTATCGGCAAGGTAGACAAGCAAGCTAAGCAGTTTGCTAAGGACATGGCGGCTGTGCCACACGTTCGCATCGACTGGCAAGATGAACACACCGTCCCGAAAGTATGGGTCGATGGTAAACGCGTGGATCAGTTGCCTAATTCTGGGCTAGTTGATCTACATCTCAACTACTCAACCAAACGTGATGATCGTGAGGGTATCAATTGTTTGTCGGTAGATTGGTTAGAGCACGCACACGACGGGTACAAACAAGGTCACATTAAGGAGAACAGCTACGTATAATTTTTAACCACTTGAGCAGGCTAAAGACGCGCAGTTGCTTGAATGCTTAAATTTATGTTGCAAGATAAGACGTTACATGATAGAATTTCAAAGTTTGATAAAAATATAGGAGCGTTTTGTGATGAATTTTAAAAAGAGTGTCATTATTACAGTTATGGCAGTAGCTTTTCTGGCTACTGGATTTGGAGCTAAAACATTTGCTGATAGCTATTGGAGTGGTCATACTGATGTTGAAGCAATTAATGCTGATATCGATACTTTGTCCAGTCGTGTCCAAGCTAAGAACGGTCAGATTACGCAACTGAATTCTGACCTTGGTAATGCCAAGTCTTCCGTTAATGGTTACCAAAATCAGGTTAAGTCACTGCAGGATCAACTTGCACAGGCCGACATTCAGAAGCAGGCCGAGATTCAACAGAAAATCAACGAAATCAATCAGAAGATTGACGAAGGGAACCAAAAAGTTGCTGCTAAGCAAGCCGAGGTTGATGCGGCTAACAAGAAAGTTTCTGATCTTCAGCAACAACTAGCCGACGCACAGCAAAAGCTGTCCGATGCACAAAATCAAAACAATGCTGATCTTAACCAAGCATTGAGCGATGTTCAGGCGACACACGCTAAAGCTGATCAGGCCGTTCAAAATAACCAATAAGTTTTATTTCTTAAGGACGCTTAGGCGTCTTTTTATTTACCAAAGTACTCCGCAAAACGGTGAGGTGCTATTTTTTTGCAAACAAATAGCCGGCAAATGCCGGCCGTAAGACTAATCTTTATCAAGCTTTTCTTTCACATCATCAACAGTATCTTTAACGGCATCTTTGGCATCGTCTAACTTTTCTTTTACTTTGCCAAGTACACCTTCAGCTTTGCCTTGTGCTTCGCGGGCTTTATCACCAGTAACTTTACCTTCAACTTCTTTTGCTTTACCGGAGATCTTGTCCTTAGTGCTATCAACTTTACCATCTAAGCTCATAGATATTACCTCCCTTTACTTGGCATTATCTCACAGACTTATTAAATAATGCAAGCAAATAGCCCTCGGTTGGGGGACCAAGGGCATACGTCGTGTGAATAAACCGGACGTCAGGGGTGAACAACACCTAATCGTGTTGCACGGGTTCATTATATTTCAGCAGGTGAACAGATGCAATAGGAAGAATAAACAAATCGTCTATTTAAAGCACGTTGTCTCAATATTGGAGGAAGAACCCATGTATTACTTTTTATTGCTGCTGACGCTAGTCTTTGTGCTGGCCAAGCTATTCGGCTTGATTGCATGGAGTTGGTTACTGGTATTCGTACCGTTGATTGCTTGGATCATCTGGATCGTATTCTGGATTGGGCTGGCAATCGTCATTGGATTGCATGAGGAGTGACACACATGCCAAGAGTTAGACGTTGCCGAGCCGCTGGTTGTCACGCAATGTGTGAGATGCCTCATTGGTATTGTGCTAAGCATATCGACCAGGAGGCTGACTACCTTGCCACACGTGAGCGCTGGGCGCGCGGCCATGATGCCAACTACCAACGTAAGTACAATCAACACACACGCAATCGAACAGAAGCTAAGCGTGATCAGTACGCCTTCTATCGTTCGTGCGAGTGGCAAAGACTACGCAGGCTTGTGCTTGACCGTGACCAGCACGTTGATCAGTATGCATTAATGGCAGGCCAAGTAGTACAGGCAAACACCGTCGACCATATCGTGCCAATTGAGGTAGCACCACAGCTACAGGATGATCCAAACAACCTAATTGCGTGCACATCACGCACTAACCGTATCAAAACCGAGTGGGAGCAATCCTATTACGGCACAGGCCAAGGCAATCAACTGACCGGTGCGCCTTGGATTCGCAAAGCGGCTGACCTGCCGATTAAATTTTGAAAGCCCCCCCGTTTGGCAAGCACGGAGGTAGCGCACACATAGCCGTCAGCGTAAACACAATCCCCATCTGAAACATTTTGACCCTGGGGGGCTGAAAGGAGGCCAAAGTTTGGCAAATTCAAAGTATTATGACCAAAACGGCGGCCAACTTAGCCCAAATCCGCCGAAATATCTCGATAAAATAGCTGCTGCCATGTGGCGCAAAATCGTACCTTATCTACTCGAAAAAGGTAAAGATGTGCGCCGAATCGACAGCGGTCTAGTTGAAATGTATTGCACCCAATATGAGGTCTACCGAAAGGCTTATAAATCAATTAAAGAAGACGGCACCCAACAAAGGCAAGAGAAGTCTATCCAGAACAATCGCGGTGAGGTTATTGGCAAAGACTTCATCGGTTACCGCCGCAATCCTGCTACTTCAATCTATAACGACGCGCTCAAGCAACTGACGGCTGTAGGAGCTCAACTGGGCTTATCACCAAAGTCGCGGGCAGAACTTACCCAGATGGTCGGCGAAGGCTCTGGAGATAAGCCTGTGGATGTTCAGAAGGCATTGAAGCAAATGCTTGGAGGTGGTAGCGGTGATTGACTTAACAGATTCACACAACGTCACTGGCGCATACCACAAGCATGATTACACAACTATTCGTGATCGGTTTAATGATGCTGGTACGCGTTATGCATTCGACGTACTTGACGGCAAGATAATGGCCGGCTACATGATGCGGTTGGCTTGTTTTCGACACGTGCAAGATTTGAAGCGTGCTGATTCCGGTCAAAATGATTTTCCATTCAAGTACGATCTCGAAAAGGTTGGCGCAATTCTGAAATTTGCGTCAATCTGTCCAGACGTTGACACTGGCGAACCGTCAAAGCTCATGCTTTGGCAAAAGTTCGCACTTAGCCAGTTGTTTGGTTGGGTGACTGATGGTGGTGAGAAACGCTTCACACGTGCTGATTTAAGTGTTGGCCGTGGTCAGGGTAAAACCTACCTGATGGGCATTTACATGTCATACAGCTTCCTGATTGAGCCACTGGGGCTATCTAACCAAGACTTCCTTGTCAGCTCTATCAATTTCAAACAAACCAACAAATTATTTGGCTACATCGGCACGATGCTGAAACAAATCGTGAAGATGGAGCCTTTTTCTACGCTCGCAAAGCAAACTGGTCTGGCTCTACTACATGATCAGTACATCGAAAAAGGTCCCAATAATATTTTGCGCGAGATTTCTCACGAAGCTGGTCAATATGACAGTTACCATTTCACGGTTGCAGTCTTTGATGAAGTTGGCGAAGTTAAGACCCGCGACAAAATCAACAAGATTATTTCTGGTCAAGTTCGCGTGCCTAATCACCAATACATTCAGATTTCTACGTCTTACCCTGATCCATCAGTGCCGTTTCATGACGACCAGAAGATGATGCAAGAAGTTATGGAGCGTGACAGTGATCGCGGTAACGACCGGCGCTTGTGCTTAGTGTGGGCGCAGGATGATTTAAACGAGACATATAAGCCTGAAACGTGGATCAAGTCTAATCCACTACTTGGCCTCAAGTCACAATACAAGACACTGTTTAGTGGCCTCATGGATAAACGCGAAAGTGACTTATCTACGGGTCAAGTTGGCGACTTTCAAAATAAGAACCTCAACATGTGGCTGCAAGAAAAACAGAACAGCTTTTTGAAGCTTAACGATATCGAACGTTCAATCATTCCAGAGTTTTCGATTCGCGGCCGTCAGGTCTATATCGGGTTTGACTACTCGATGTTTAGCGATAACACGGCAATTGCCTTTGTCTACCCATATCAGCGTGCTGACGGGTCCAAACACTGGCATGTTGAGCAACACAGCTTTATTCCGTGGGAACGTGCAGGGTCAATTGACGCCAAGGAAAATCAAGATGGGATTGCTTATCGAAACTTCCCACAATTTTGCACGATAACTAGCCATCCGCAAGGCTTGATTAACGATGACCAAGTTTATCAGTGGCTCATGGATTACGTTGAAGACAATGGTCTTGAAGTTGTGTTCTTTGGCTACGACGCGTGGGGAGCGACTAAGGCTGTCAAGCAAATGGAGCTTAATACCGCTTGGCCGCTTGAAGCTATTCGACAACGCACTAGCGAACTGAAAGACCCGACAAAAGCACTTCAAGAAATGTTTGTCGAAGGCACGATTGACCGACTAGACGACCCGATCATGGCGAAAGCACTGATCAATGCCCAAATCTATGAAGATAAAATTGGTATTCAAGTCGATAAGAATGCGGCTACTTACAAAATTGACGCGGTCGATGCAATCATCGATGCAATGTATCAAGCGATGTATCACTTTGAAGATTTTGCCGATATCAACGACAAGTCCAAGCAAGTTGATCGCATGACTGAGCAACAAATCAAGGATTGGTTCAATTCACAAAATTCCGGACTGATTGGAGGTGACGACGATGATTTTTAAGCGACTGTTTGCAAGCATTTGGCACGTTGCTGACGTGTTGTGCTTTATTTTGGCGCTGATGGCGTTATGTGCTGGGGCCTATCAATTTGGCCTAGGCTGGTTTTATCTCGCTCTAGCGGCTTCTCTGGGCTTCCTAGGATGGCTGTGTGAAGTAATTTCAGGCCAGAAAGGAGGTGATAACTAATGCCTATTTTTAACGTGAAAAACAAGGCTGCACCTTTTGAACCTGTTAGCGACAACTTCAATGACGTACTCAATTTCGCTGTAGCAAACAGTAATGGAGCCGGGCGATATGTCAGTGCTGATGAGGCTTTGCAAAACTCTGATATCTATTCAGTTGTGATGCAACTCGCAGGCGACTTGGCGACAATCAACTTTCGAGCCAACAACAATTCCCGCATGGACGCATTTATTGACAATCCCAGTGCTACTAGCAACGGGCATTCGTTCTGGACAGCCGTTTTTGCGCAGTTACTACTAGCTGGTGAGTCCTTTGTCTACCGATGGCGAAACGTAAACGGCGTTGATTTACGCTGGGAAGCTCTACGCCCGTCGCAAGTACAAGCATTTTTACTTAGCGATGGTAGTGGCCTGATCTATAATCTTGCCTTTGATGAGCCAGATATTGGCTTGATGGAAGCTGTGCCGGCGAGCGACTTACTGCATTTTCGTCTGTTGTCTAAAAATGGCGGCATGACTGCTATCAGCCCACTTTCTGCATTGGCGAACGAGCTGAACATTAAGAAGGCCAATAATAAGCTGACACTCGACGCGCTGAATCAAGCAGTAACTGCCCCAGGCGTTTTGAAGGTCAACAAAGGCGGGTTACTTAATGCCAACGAAAAGGCTGCTCGCTCTCGTGAGTTTATGAAACAACAATCGACAAGCAATGGCGGACCAATCGTCTTGGATGACCTTGAAGACTATACCAAGCTCGAAGTGCAAAGCAACGTAGCTCAGCTGCTCAGTCAGACTGATTGGACGGCCAAGCAGATTGCGAAGGTATACGGTATTCCTGACACTTTTGTCAACGGTCAAGGCGATCAACAGTCTTCAGTAGACCAGATTACGGGGATGTACGTTAAAGCCCTCAATCGATACGCACAAAGCGCCGTCAGCGAGCTGAATGTTAAGTGTCGGGCTGACTTTGAAGCTGACTTGTGGCCGGTGATTGACCCGATGGGTAGCAACTTTGCGTCCAGTGCTCAGCTAATGACTAAAGGCGGCATCATCGACAACACTCAAGCGGTTTGGCTGCTCAAAAACACGGGTTACTTGCCTGATGATATGCCTGATGCGAAAGTAGCACCTACGCCAGTAATCGATGATCCGACGAAGGGAGGTGAGAACGAATGATCAATATCGATATCAAGGGCGACGTTGTCGATGATGGCAGCGGCGCCTTTTATGATTGGCTGGGCATGCCGTGCGCGCACCCCTCAGCTATCAGCACTGCACTTGCAGCCAATGACAATGACGACGTAACAGTTGATGTTGCGAGTGGCGGTGGCGATGTGTTTGCGGCATCTGAAATCTACACGATGCTCAAAAATCACGCTGGTACTGTAACAGTAAACATTCAAGGCCTAGCGGCTAGTGCGGCATCTGTGATTGCAATGGCTGGTGACAAAATCAAAATGAGCCCAACCGCCATGATGATGATCCACAAAGCCTCCACAGTTGCGTCTGGCAATTCTGACGATCTTGGCTCTAGCATCGACATGCTTGACACTGCTGACCAAGCTATTGCCTCTGCATACGAAGCAAAGACTGGCATGAATCAAGGCCAATTGCTTGACTTGATGACCAAAGAAACTTGGATGACTGCAAAAGACGCTGTTTCTGATGGATTTGCCGATGAAGTGATGGTTTTTGATGAAACACAACCACAGGTCACAAATGCGGCGGGAACTATGGTCCCAAAAGCGAGCCTTAATAAGCTGGCAACATTGCTGATTAAGGCAAACGAAATGCCACAAGCGAAGATACTGGCAACTGAACCTAAGCCGACGCCACAACCAACTGAAAACAAACAAACAAAGCCAACTCTGCGCGATGCAAAGCTGGCTATTTTAATGGGAAAAACCCAAAAGGAGGGCTAACTAATGCCTAAAACTGTAAACGAACTTAATGACGCGTGGATCACCGCGGGTCAAAAGGTTGAAGACCTTAACGCTAAGCTAAATGTTGCGGCCTTGGACGATGACTTTAGCAAGGAAGCTTTTGATAAGCTCAAAGCCGATCGCGACCAAGCACGCGACCAACGTGATGCCTTGAAGGACCAAGTTGCCGAAGCGCGCGCGGAAGAAGTTGCCGCAATGCAAAACAAGGATAAGAAGCCACTTGATGAAGGCGAAAAAGATTTAAAGGCCAAGTTTGTCAAGGACTTCAAGGGCATGATCCGCGGCGATGCCAAAATCATGAACATGATCACTTCCGATACTGATGAAGCTGGCAACGCCATCGGTTTGACCATTCCGCAAGATATTCAAACTGCAATCAACCTGTTGAAGCGTCAATACGACAGCTTGGAACAATTTGTGACTGTGGAACACGTCGGGACTACCAGTGGTTCCCGCGTCTACGAAAAGTTCTCCGAAATCACGCCATTGGCTGACTTGGACGATGAAACTGCAACGATTGGTGACAACGACGATCCTAAATTGCACCTTATCAAGTACCTTATCCATCGCTATGCGGGTATCAACACCATCACCAACTCATTGCTCAAGGATACTGCGGACAATTTGATTGCATGGCTTTCCACTTGGATCGCCAAAAAGGTTGTTGTTACCCGCAACCAAAAGATTGTGGCAGCCTTTGCGGGATTGAAGAACTCCAAGACTGTTGCATCTTTTGACGATATCAAGGATTTGATTTTGCTGGGTGTGGATACCGCTTTGCAAGCTTCATCTATTATCATTACCAACAAGTCTGGATTTGCTGTATTGGCTAAGGTTAAGGATGCGGAAGGCCGCTACATGATCCAACCTGATCCGACTCAACCAGAACGCAAGCAGATCGAAGGTGTTGCGGTGCACGTCATCGAAAACCGCGACTTGCCGAACGGCGCCGATGGCAGCTTCCCATTGATCTATGGCGACACCCATGAAGCTGTGACCTTGTTTGACCGCGAAAACATGTCTCTGCTGACTACCAACATTGGCGGTGGTGCGTTTGAAAAGGATCAAACCAAGATTCGTGTCATCGATCGCTTTGACGTTGAATTGACCGATGATGAAGCTGCTGTATATGGTTCATTTAAAGCCATTGCTGACCAATCCCCAAAAGCGTAACGCCAGCCTCTAACCCGGCTACTGGTTTGGCGATGAGTCAAGCCACAGCCTCGATGAAGGTTGGCGACACTAAGCAAGTAACCGCTAGTGCAACGCCTGCTGGTGCTGACAATGAAGCAACTGTCAATGCCGCAATCAAATACGCTTCAGACAATGAAGCAATCGCAACTGTAGCGGCTGATGGCACCATCACGGCGGTTGCCGCTGGGACTGCTAACATCACTGCGACTAGTGGTAGCTTCACGGCTTCGACTAAGGTCACTGTCGCCGCAGCGGCTTAGGTGGTGACTGATAATGCTGACCGTTAATGATTTACGCACGTCACTACGCAAACCCAAATTTGGCGATGATGATTTGGACGCTGACGAGGATAAGCTATTACAGCGAAGCCTTGATGCGGCTCAGTTGTATGTCAAAGATGCGGTTGGCTGTGATGATGCATTTCTAGCACTACCAGCTAACGTATCAACATACGAAACTGTGGTGCTGGCAATTGCTGGTGCATATTTTCAAAATCCAGTAGCAGTGCAAGCTGGCGGTGCACCGGTGGTTGTCAATTTGGTGTCAAACAATCTGATTGGTCAGCTTCGCGCACGTTGGGAGGTGAGCCAAGATGGTACAACTAGCGACTCCAGCACGGTTGGATCGACTGATGCAACTGGGCAAGATGGCGTCAACGTATAACGACGAGGGTGTGCCGGTTGACACATTTTATTTGATTCGCAAGACGCTGGCTGGTGCGTGGTCACGCACAATGCTTCAACAATATGCCATTGCCGGCACAGACCGCGAAGACACCGTTGTGTACGTCGTGAGGCACGCTGACAGCTACACAGGTATCACTCGTGTAAGTATGCTAGGCCATCTTTACGAGCTCACAGACGTGCAATCTGAGCCTGTACCGGGTCCACGTGCTTATGATCTACTTACTTTGCGGGAGGTGACTAAGCGTGGCTGATAATTTTGGCGATGCGATCCAGAAATGGTATGACCAGCTTGAATCAGCGATGACTTTGTCGGCCTCTGAACGTGGTGAAATCACAGCCGCTGGTGCTGCCGCTTTTACTGAGGTGCTGAAGGACATGACGCCAAAGTCTGGTATTGATTACTCAAAAGGCGGCAAGCGTGCAGGACATGCGTCCAAAAAGAAGCGTGATCACTTAGCCAACCAGTATGTATATAAAGCTGGCTATACTGCTGACAATTTGCATACTGGTGCCACTGACGTCGGGCAGTCTGATCACTACTTTGACTTCTTGGCTCGCTTGGTGAATGACGGGCAGAAAGTCATGAGTCCGAAAGAAATTAAAAATATGCACTTTGTTGATAAGGCACAAGAAGCCGCCAAAGAGCGCGTTTTTGCCGCTATGCAAGCCAAGTACATGGAAATCATCGGAGGTGATAGCGAATGAGCACCGTAATGGACGCCAAAGCTATTATCGACGGAATCCCCAAAATTGATGGCGTATATCCCAACAAACTACCAGACGAAGTAGCAACTGACACTGAATCAACCGTTATTCTGCTAACCGAATCTCAGGGCGAAGCTCCTGACGAATACGGCGGTAACAAAGCGACACGTTTCTCACGTGCCGTTGCACTAAATATTTTTTATGGCCTATCCAAATCTGGCGATGCGTCAGCAGTGGAAAAGGCCATTTTTAATGCCTTTGAAGCGGCTGGGTGGGGCGAAATCTACTCAGCATCGCATACGTACGACCCAACAACGAGTCAGTACACAAAGGTCTTCCAATTTCAAAATCAAAAGGAGCGATAACTCATGGAATTACGAGGCTTAGCAAGCTTTATCATGTGGCGTTACGACGACAGCGGCAAGCTGATCGTTGACGCTACTGCAAACGACAACGGCATTTTCGTCGTCGACCTGGCATCTTCTTTAGGTGCTACTCAAGCAAATATTACTAACATGTCAGTTACACCTGAAAAGGTGTACGGGTCTGATGCTGTGGCGGAACAAGCGATTGGCGTGCTTCAACCATCCGTCGCATTGGCCGCCAACAACATCCCACATAAGACCTACGACTTGTACGCAGGGTTGAAAGAAGACGTCACAAATAGCGGGATGGCCGCAAAGTCTGGCATCGTTGTTAACGGTGGTCTGATTATCAAGAGCACTGACCGCACAGGTGCGGTATCTGCATACATTGCTTTTCCAATGGGCACTTACACGGCTGGTGACCTTAACTTACAAACCAACCAACAAAATCCAACTGTTGTGCACGATGCGTTGACGTTCAGTCCACAAGCACGGGCCAGTGATCAATTGGTTTACCAAAAGTTTTACTCTGATGACGATAATTTTGAGTACGAAAAGATGCTCACATTTATCGCAAATGGGTATGTAGCCAAGACTCCAGGGGCTTAGGCAACGCAATCTGGAGACACTGACGACACTAAATAGTTTTATGAATAGGGTGGGTGGGAGGCAAATAAGGAGTGAACGATTTGAATACTGTGACAATCGATGCCAGCTTGATTGGCATTTCTAAAAAGTTTGAAGTAAAGACCACACAAGGCGCAGTCCGTCGTGCAATTGCAATGATGAAACTGATCGCTCAGTCTGACCTTGATCGTGAAGAAGCAAAAAAGACTGCTGAGGCAAAGACTGAATCGAATGCTGACGAGGCCCAACAAGCGGAACCAGAAACAGATGACGTAGAAGATACCAAGTCTTTTATCTCTGGTCTAGATAAGCAACTTGATCAGCTTGACCAAGTAGACAACTACGTTATTAAAGAGCTTGGCTTAAATAAGACACAAACAGCAAAGCTGGATGACACCTCAGTCGATAACTTGATGGTGTTCGCTGGTGTGATTGCTATGGCCGTGCTTGGCATCACGGAGGCTAACCCAACCGAGGACGACCAAAAAAGCAACGCTGTATGACTACATCGATGAGTTAGACGGCATGCTGGAAGATTTTGATTATAGTGAGCAACAAGCCATGGTCAATTTTGGCGTGATGCCTGATGTGTATGAAGCTGCTGATGCTCGTCGCATGAATGAAATTTTGCAGGCACGGGCACAGAAAGATCGCCCAGTTAATGGCTTTGATTGGATGAACACAATTGGTCGAAAGAGAGGTGGTAAGTAATGGCAGGCAAGATTCCAGCAGGGACATTTAACACACGTTTAAATCTTGATGGCGATCAATCCGTCAAGACTTTGCGCCAACTCAAGACTGAGGTTAGTGCGCTCACTAGCGGCTGGAAAGCCCAGGAAGCTCAGCTCAAATCATCCGGTGATGCTCTGGGCGCGGCAAAGACAAAGTATGAAGGCTTATCGGCATCCGTAAAGCATCAGGAAGACTACATTTCAAAGCTGCGATCAGAGCAGAGCAAGCTTGATACTTCCACCAACAAAGGCAGTGAAGACTTTGCCAAGATGGAAAAGCAGATTGCTGCTGCTACTGTAAAGCTTGAATCAATGAGTTCACAGCAATCTCGTGCTAAGTCTTCGATGGATTACTACAAGTCTGGCGTGGCTGAAGCGCAAAAAGAGCTCACCAGAATCAGTGAGACTTCCAAATCTTACGTGACACGGTTGCAAGCTGAGGGCAAGGCGACCCAGGCGGCCAAAGCTGAAGCATATGGGCTTGGTAGTCAGTACTCCAAGATGGAAACCATCTACAGAGCGCAGGTGACGGAGCTCAATAAAATTGCTACTGCTAGCGGAAAATCGTCTGAGGCATACGCTAAGCAATCAGTGCGCGTCAATGAGACTGCCACCAAAATGGCGCAAGCCAAGACCCGAATGGGCGAACTTAACGCCGAAATCAAAAAAGCCAACCCTAGCCCATTTACCAAGTTGCGTGAGGCACTAACCAAGACCAATGACACAGCTAAAAAAACTGAGTCAATCTTTGGCAAAGTGCTTGGTGCAAATATCGTGTCCAACGCCGTGACAAATGCTTGGGGTGCGATCACAGCTAAAATCGGTGAAGCTAAGACTGCCGGCATGGAGTATCTCAAAGAACAGGACCAAATGAATGCCGTTTGGCTTACTTTGACTGGCAATGCTAAGGCTGGCCAACAAATGGTCGATATGACCAACCAACTATCAGTCGGATTTGGTCAAGATGTTGACTTAGTCAATGAATTAAACCAACAGTTTTATCACGTCTTAGACAACGAACCAGCAACTAAAAAGTTGACTTCAGCTGTTTTGACGATGGGCGATGCCGTTGGCTTGAGCTCTGAAAATCTCAAAAATTTAGGTCTTAACTTCACCCACATGATGTCGTCTAGCTTGCTACAACTTGGCGACTTCAACCATATCACTGATGCACTCCCCATGTACGGTGAAGCATTACTCAAGTATGAGCAAAAGGTTCAAAAGAATTCAAAACTCACGATGAGTGAACTCCGTAAAGAAATGTCTGCCGGCAAGATCAGTGCCAAAGATGCTGAAGTGGTTATGGAACAACTTGGTGACAAGTACCATGATGCTTCAGAGAACCTAATGAAGACGATACCCGGCATGGAGCGTGTCATTGCGGCCCGGATGCCTGCACTTGTCGGTGATATTGAAAAGCCAATTATGAACATGCAAAATCCGTTGCTGGGTACTATCTCCAAGTGGGTTCAAGACCCAAAAACGGACGCTGAATTTACTAAAGTCGGCAAGGCTGCAAGCAAGGGACTTAGTACTGTATCAAAAGCATTTTCTGAAGCCTTCCATTTGGGAAGTGGCACAGCCGCACTTGATACAATGATGGATAAATTTGCTGGTGGGATCACCAAAGCAAGCAATTCCATTGCCGATCATGCACCGCAAATCAAAACATTCTTCTCTACGATGTTTGAAGCTGGTAAGAGTACAGCAAAGCTAAGTTGGGCGATACTTGCTGACGACATGAAAGTATTGGAGCCGCCATTAAAAGCGCTCGGTGATTTTGCAGATGCCCACCCAAAGCTTTTTGGCAACTTAGCTGCTGGCTTGATTGTGTATAATACGGCTGCTAGGCATTTGCCCGTGCAAGGCTTCCTAAATTTGATTTTGGGTAGCGGCGCAGAAGGCAAGATTGGGTTGCTGGAACGGGCAACAAGTCTCGTTTCAAAGCTTGCAAGTGTAGGCACAGGAGCAACAAGAACACTTGAATCAGGTGTGGAAACAGCTGGCGCTGATGTAGCTGCCTCAACCGGTAGCCGGATGGCTAACAGAACTGCTCAAACATCCATGCTGGCAAAAGTTGGCAACACAGCTGGTGTTCTAGCTGGTGTGGGTACGGTGGTTGATGTTGGTAGCTCAATTGTTGATAGTCTCACTAGTGGCAAAACGCAAGCTAAGATAAAAGCCGCATCAAAAGGTACTGGTGCTGTCATCGGTGGCGGCATCGGTGCGGCACTGGGGTCAATTATCCCTGGCGCTGGTACTTTAGCTGGTGCTGGTATTGGTTCTGCAATTGGTGACATGCTTGGTAGTACTAAGATTGCCCAAAGCTGGGCTAAATCAATCCATGATACCGTCAAAAAGGCAACTGCTGGCATCAAGATAAGCACTCCAAAAATGAATCTCGACGACAAAGCACTTGGCAATCAATTTTCCAAGTATGCAAAGTCATTGAGCAAAAAGATGGTCGTGTCCATCTCAACGGATACCAACTCGCTTAAAAATGCTTCGGCGTCTGTCTCCAGTACCTATACTAAGATGCAAAAGTCTGTCGATAGCTACTACAAAAAGAAAGAAGCCGGTGCGGCCGCCGATCTCAAGAAGCTGGTAGCAAATGGCACTTTGACCCAAAAGCAAGCCGATGCACAAATGGCAAAGCTTAAGAAGACCGATGCGGCAGAAGCCAAGTCGAAGAAGTCGGCATATGCAGATATGCAGAAGTCGGCCACGTCTTACTATGCTCAAGCCATCAAAATTGCAAATGGCAACACGACCAAGCTGCAAGCAATCGCCAAGAAGGACGGTAAGAACTCCACTGCCTACGAGAATGAGAAAAACAAGGAGCTTCTTGCTGCATACAAGAGTTATGCTACTACCTACGTCAAGCAGGAGATGTCTAGTAACTCCAAGGTCACTGCATCAGTAAAAGCGGGTGCTACTCAGCAAACCAAGCTTTTGCAAAAGCTGACCAAGGACAAAGGCAAGCTGACTCTGCAACAGCTTAACAATACTGCCAAAAATGCTAAGGCCGAGTACACCGCGGCGGTCAAGCCTGCTCAACAAGCTCGTGACCAGGTCATCAAAGCGGCTCAGTCAAAGTACAACTCAACCGTTAAAACGGCTAAGCACGAGTACAAGGACTTGGGCACAATTTCCAAGTCGCAGTACAAGGACATTGTAGCCAAGGCGAAAGCTCAGCGAACAGATGTTGTGGATGCTGCTAATGATCAGTATAAAAAGACCACGAAGCACGCCAATAACCAGTACAGCTCCGTCAAGAAAGCTATCGACAAGCAAAAGGATGAATCAGTCCGGATGCAGCGTTCACAAATGGATGGGGTGACGGGATATGCCAAAACTCAATCTAAGTCTGTTGTTAGCCACGCCACTAAGCAAGCTAACAGCTCACTGAAAGCTAACCATGCCCAAGCCAATGGTACTCATAGTATCTTTAGCGGCTTGGCTTCTTGGTTCAACAAGCTTGTAAGCCGCTTGGGCGGCGAAAAAGTTTCGGTTGATCGTGCATCTTACACGTACTCTCCGGTTAGCGGCTTGGCCTATGCAACCGGTGGTGTCGTCGGAAACGTCAACACGGCATTAGTGGGCGAAGCTGGGCCTGAATTACGTTACAGCCCATATAGTGGCAAGGTTGACCTTCTCGGTAGTCATGGTGCTGAGTTTGCGTCTGTGAAGCCTGGCGAAAGTATCCTGAATGCGGCTGATACCAAGCGCTTACTGTCTGGCACGTACACTGGCACTTTGCCAGGATACGCCACAGGCACAAGCAGCATCACAAGCTTTTTGAGCAAACTCAAGTCTGGCGCCTCAAGCATTTTTGACAAAGTTACTGACGCAACAACGTCAGCTATCGATGCAATCAAGCACCCCGTAGAAACACTCAAAAAATTGACCGCAAGCATCTTCAACGTTAATAGTGTTTCTGGCGTCGGGTCTTTGCAACGTGCCGTTTCTGCTGGTCAACGTGACAAGTCTATCAACGCTATGGCCAACATGTTTGACAAGATCAAGAAGGCTTTTGATGCTGGTAACGATAGCGCGGGCGGCTCTCAATCTAACCCTGGTGGGTCTGGTGTTAAGCGCTGGAAATCGCTTGTCAAAAAAGCACTGAAAGCGAATGGATTTGCCGCAACTGCTAGTCAGGTTTCCGCATGGTTGCGTGTCATCGCGCGTGAGTCAAACGGCAACCCCAAGGCAGTCAACAACTGGGATAGTAATGCCAAGGCAGGACATCCGTCTAAAGGCCTTGTACAAACCATCGATAGTACTTTCCAAGCATACGCATTCCCAGGCCACAAGCACATTTTCAATGGGTATGACGACCTGCTTGCCGGCATCAACTATATGAAACATATCTATGGCTCTGGTGCCTCGGCTTTCCGGCGCGTGTCTGGATCTGAGGGCTATGCAAACGGTGGCTTTGCCAATACGGCATCCATTTTTGGTGAAGACGGTTTAGAGGCCGCGATCCCATTGTCATCGCTTAAGTCATCACGTGGCTACGAGATGCTTGGCAAAACGGCGGCGGCAATGGCTGCACGTGACAATGTTAGTGCATCGAACGGCTCTGGAGATGTAAGCGCAAAGCTAGACAAACTGATCACACTCATGACGACTTTAGTCAATGACGGTGTCAATGAAACTATCGAAGCGCACTTCCACGCATATTTGGATAAACATGAAATGACTAAAGAAATGGTTGAGCCCATTACCATTGAACAAAATCGGCGTAATCGTGCTACTGCGCGCCAGAAAGGAAAAATAACATGGTCCTAGTCAATTCAAAATTTTCAATGAGGTTTGGCGGTGTTGAGCTGATGCAGTGGATTGATGGGGTCACTAACATTGATCGCAATATTGGCCAGAACCGCACCGCATCGCTCTTAAAGGTCGCCCACACGAACGGAGAACTATTTCAGTACACGACTGCTTCCCGTGGAACAATTACAGTCACAGCACTAATTTTTACTGATATTCATCGTCGAAAGCTAGCACAAGCGTTGATGTCTGATAAACCTCAGCAACTCATTTTTGGCGATGAGCCAGACAAGTATTATCAAGCAATTGTAGACGGACAATCGACAGTTGCAGAAGCGTACTACAATAACATTTTGACGCTCACCTTCATCGTTCCGGATGGCTTGGCCCATGCCGTTGATTCTAAAGAAGTGTCAGGCACTTCTGACGCGGATGTTGTTGTGGATAATATGGGCAGTGCACCAACGGCACCTATTCTGACTGCGACGATGCACGGCGATAATGGACTAGTAGCTTTTGCTAACGACCAAGGTGGTGTGTTGCAATTCGGATCGTCGAGCGAAATTGACGGGGTCCAGCACGACGACTCCAAAGTCACCAATGCATACAGTTTTATTGCGACACCGGCAGGGGTAACGCTCAACGCCGGCGTTATCAACTACCCGAACTACTTAGGTAATAGTGCCACGCCTAACAAACAAATCGGGACCTTTGACTATACCAAAAATAAGGACGCCGCGACGCCAGTGTATAACCGCGTGAAAACCGATTACTGGGCTGGCCCGTCGATGTATGGGCCGATTCCTGCTAACGCGCTGGGCGTCAACACGGGCAACTTCATCTGGAAGAATCGGCTCAATGTCGCGACTAGCGTCAAGGCGGCTGGGCGCGCCGAGTTCACATTATCAAGTGGCAAAACCGTTGCCGTGTCGGCCGTTCTGCGTGACTCACTATACACGGCGGACACGCTGACTTTTGATTGCGTGTATCAGGCTACCCTACTGGCGAGTGTCACGCTGAATCGCAAGCTTTTCACAAACGGATTCTACGAAATAGAGATCGCACGACTCGGCAATCAAGTCACCTTCCAACTCGCAAAGATTCAAACACTCAACTCGTCCGGCGTCCATTACTCGAATGCGCTGGTAAAAAAAGTGTTCACGATGGCTGGCTTTTCGAACTTGGCGATTGACGGGCTTACAGGCTGGTTTCCGGGATTTTCTAACACAACTGGCTGGACGGTCAACTGGTCGGACAGTCGATTTACGTGGGTCAACGTAGACTTTTGGCAGGACCTACCAAATCGTTTCAGTAAAGGTGATGTGGTGACTGCTGATGTTGCGACGAAGACGATTTTAGTCAATGGTGTGCCTGACCTAAGCTTGCACACGGTCGGGAACACATGGGATAAGTTCATGCTCCAACCGGGAGAGAACACAATTCAGACAATCCAATCATCATGGGCCACAACACCGCTTGACGTTTCTATTCAGTTCAGGGAGGCGTATTACTAATGAAAATTACTATTGAAGGATCACCTGAAGAAATTGAAAAGACACTTCACGCTGTTGGTGTCAGCATAAAGTGTCCGTTGAAACTTGATTCAAAAAAGCTTGCCAGTCAGATTTGTGCTAGTCTGCAAGCCGTTACTCGACCATATCTTCGCTGACACGCTGAACATCTTCTTTTTTCAATGTATTCACCTCTTTTACTAATTGATTATCCCACAGGGAGGAGGAAACCATGGACTTTTACTTTACGGATCGAAAATTTAACGTGCTTGGGGTTGCCTCTGCAAGTGGGTCTGGTCCAATTCAAATCATTAACGATATTGATGACCAGATGGCACCTAACAGTGTTGGTCGGTCGTATACAGGCACACTGATCACCGACCCGACCAATTCCGCAAAGCTGGCAGACATGGCCGCACTGGGTAACTTTGTACTTTATCAAGACCCACGCGGTAAATATGTTTTTGCAACTGTTATGGATTGGCCGGAGCCGGGTTATGATCCGCAGTCTGGTGAACTTGACTTTGTCGCAGAAAACGGTGGCATCGACTTAATCAACGAAACAGTCGGCGCATACAAGGCCACTAAAGCCATGCCGATTGCGGACTACATCAAGCTGTTTACCTCAGATTCTGGCTTTGAGATAGGTACCAACGAAATCGCGACGCTTAGCCGTACGCTGGAGTGGGATAGCACCGACGAAACGGCTTTAGCACGCATTGAGTCGGTGGCTACTCAGTTCGACAACGCCGAACTGGACTTTCGCTTCGAAATAGATGGCACGGCCGTCGTCAAACGCTACATCGACATCTACAAGCACATCGGCTCTGACAAGGGCCAACGCTTGGAGGTCAACACGCAGGTCAACTCGATCAAAACGACCGGGAACATCTACGACCTATTCACATCGATTGAGGCCACAGGCGGAACACCAGACGGGAAAGATGTGCCTATCACACTCAAAGGCTACAAGTGGACTGATCCCGATGGCCGCTATGTGCTGGGGGCTGATGGCATCTTGCGCGACACCGTCGCTGTGCAACTATGGTCGCGCGCACTTAGTAACGATAACCCAGCACCAACTAATCACCATATTCAGCGCGTGAAGACCTACGACGCCACAACACAAGCGACATTGGTGCAGTCAGCACTAGCCGACCTCAAGCAAGCTAACCACGCCAGCATCAACTACGTGGTTGATGTTGCCGATTTACCCGATCAAGTGCAGGTTGGCGATACAGTGCACTTGGTCGATGAGGCTCAAGACTTGAACCTGTCTGCACGTTTGCTGGAACTCAAAGACAGTTACGCCAACGATACCCATGAGGCCACACTAGGAGACTACTTGATCGAGGCCAATCAAGTCGATCCGGCTTTGCAAGAGGTAGCCGATCAACTGAAGACACTCAAGCAGACCGCTCACTGGTATCCGTGGACGCGCTATGCCGACGATGATCAGGGCGCTGGCATCTCTTCTCTGCCACTTGGTAAAGCCTACATGGCAGTGGTGTGGGGAAAGACAGCGACCCCGAGCGATGATCCTGCTGATTATGCCGGTAAGTGGCAAAAGGTAACGGGTGCCGATGGTAGTATCGGCAAACCCGGCCCTCCAGGTGCTGACGGCAAATCTCAATATATCCATACTGCATACGCAAATAGTGCCGATGGTGTTGATGGGTTCAGCATCACAAACAGCTCTGGTGCCAGTTACATGGGTACTTGTGTCGACGAAAACGAGCCAGATCCAACCGACCCATCTCGGTATACATGGGTTCGTTTTAAAGGTGATGATGCAATCACTCTCGCTGTTACTAGCGTCAATGGCAATATGTTCAAAAATACGGGCATCTCAACGGTGCTAACAGTGACAATCGCTTCCGGCGGTAACATCATCGACAACAGCTCGAAACTAGCAGCGGCAATGGGTGATGGCTATTACTTGCAGTGGCAAGTTGAAAATATCGGAGAGACAGAATACTCAGACCTACCGCGAGACGATCCACGATTACTGGATAACGGCTTCATGTTAACAGTGAATGTTGATGATGTTAATCAAAAAGCGACGTACCGATGCTTGCTGTGTGACAACAATTAAGGCAATAACATTAAGGAGAAAAAATAATGGCAATTAAAGCTTCGAGTCAAACAGACTTAATCGACCTGACCGATGGTTACAGCGTGATCCTATCAAATGAATCCCACGTGTTTAATGGTGGCGTGAATAGCGTAGACTCAACACAAACCATCACCACGACGGTCATGGCACTGTGTGGTAGTGAACAAGTTTCTGCGACTGTTGGGAAAATCACGGGGGCAACTGGTATCACGGCTGTTTCTGATGGTAAGACGCCTGCGCCAGTTATTACGATCACGGCGACGACGGCACTCAATACTGCGGGCACGCTCACAATTCCAGTGCAGATTGGTGATATCACCATTGATAAGCAATTTTCTTACTCAATCGCATTTAAGGGTCAGGCCGGTAGTAATGGTAAAGATGGCACTTCCGTCACTGTGTCAAACACCGCAGTAACATACCAGTCTGCTACTGATGGTACTAATACCCCAACCGGCACATGGACGACGACTATGCCAAACGTGGCCGCTGGCAATTATCTCTGGTCTAAAACTGTTGTGACGTATTCTGACGGCAAGAGCACCACGACATATGGCGTAACTTATTACCCCAAGAACGGTGCAAATGGTTCAAGCGTCACAGTATCTTCCAACGTGACCGAATACGTTGTTGGTAATGACGGCACGACAACTCCAACAACCGGATGGGCTACAGCTATTCCAACCGTTGCCGCAGGTAAGTATTTGTGGACCCGTGTAACGGTCAAGTATTCAGACGGGAAGTCCACGGTGTCGTATAGCGTTGCACGCCAAGCTTCTGATGGCAAAAACGGTGCGAATGGTGCCGATGCGATAACGATGGTGGTGTTATCAAGTGGCGGCACAATCTTCAAAAACACAGATGTTGCGACCACACTAACCGCTCACGTGTACAAGGGCGGGCAGGAAGTCACTGACACCGCGCTTGCGGCTCTGGGCACAATCAAATGGTACAAGGATGGTGGTACTACTGCTGTTGCAACGGGAGCGTCACTTACCGTCAACGCTGGCGATGTGTCTAACAAGGCGACTTACACGGCAGAACTAGAGGGTTAGCCATGGTAGTTAAAGCACTCGAAACAATCACTCTAGCACGAGTAGATGATGGCACCCCAGGTAGCCAAGATGTGCCAATGACCTACGTGCAGACAGCACAGCCAACTGGAAAGATTGTTAAAGATTCCATTTGGTGGGTGGGCGACAGTATGAAGACTGCCACTGCGCTCAAACGTTGGAACGGTTCAGCTTGGGTTCCAGACACAATTGCACAAGCAGTGCTCAATATCCTAGAGCTCAACGCTATCACCGTCAATGGCTCCATGTTTAATGGCTCTACGTTTAATAGCACATTTGCCAATGTTCAGCCAGACGGTTTTGCTTATAAAATGCATGGGACTTCGACCTTAGCAAGCGGGGCATTGATTACCGATGCTTATAATGACGCTAACGTACAGGTTTCCCATACCGAGCTAAATCAAACTGGCTTAATTGCCAGAGGTTTTTCCAATGGTCAAAAGCTGGCAGAAATCAATGTTGGACAAGGCATGATGTCACTTGGCGCAGTATATAATCCTACTGGTAATAGTGGCGTTTGGGTAACCGGAACGCTAACAGCAGCCCAGCTTCTGGCGATGATGCGAAGCGGGCTCTTAGCTTGGCAGGGGACACTTTATCCTCAAGTAGGCGATGTAGCCACAATGTCAATCAATCTAGATCAGACTTTTTCGGGATGGCTAGTTGAGTGGCAATACTATAATTCCGGTAAACAAGATAGCCACTATAACTACACACTGGTGCCTAATATTTGGCCGACGTATCACACAGGTAGAGACTTAATGATACCGCTATCTATGCCCGGAGTTGGCACATTTTTTAAGCAATTGATTGTGACTAACACTCAGATTACGGGTGTAGCAGCTAATAACTCAGGCCCTCAGTCGCCTCATGCAGTCATGAGCAGGGTGTTTGCAGTATAGGAGGGTAAAATGGAAACCAAAGATAAAATCAAGGTGCTGTTCAGCATAAACACTGATGGATATATCATTGGCTACCAGCAAGAGTTCTATGATGGCAAGGAATGGCAAATGCCGTTTGACACGACGGACGCGGTAAGTTTGCCGCAAGCCGAAATCGACAAGATCGCGCTTGGTTCCAGCGAGCTGATTGACGGAGCAATCGTAGTTGACAAGGCCAAACAGGCAGAACTCGAAGCCGAAGCTAATAAGGTGACCCCCACAGCCGAGCAACAGATGATCAACGCACTGGGCTTGCAAAACGCGCAATTGGCGGCACAAGTCACCGCGCTCACAGAAAAGTTAGGGGGCGAGAGCTGATGCGGGACTTTGTAAAACAGATGTACGCGTGGGGTTGCCCGATAGAGGGCTATGTAGAATCTGGAGCAATCACGTCTGATGAGTATAAACAAATTACCGGTAACGACTACGCCGCTGGGGCAAATGCCTAGCGGTATTTTTATGGAAGGAAGTATGAAGATGTGGATTTTAAGAGTTGGTTAGACATTTTTGTAGAGTTGGGTGGCGGAGCTTTGTTTGGCTGGTTTGTAAGTCAGTGGCAGACACATCGAAAGCATGGTAAGGCGATTGATGCTGGGCTTGTCGGATTGCTGCATCACGAGGTTTACATGCTGTGTAACCACCACATCGAAAACGGATATATCAGCACGGACGACTTGGACGATCTTAATTATTTGTTCAGCAGCTACAAAGCACTAGGGGGAAATGGAACGGGTGAAGCACTGTACAACAAGGTTTTACAGCTTCAAATTAAAAACGGAGGATAGCCCAATTGAGAAAACTATATCTTGGCAACGGTGATAAGCAGTTTAAGTTTGCCGATACCACAACCGAAATCCATCTGACCGCGTTTGATGATGGCAGTGAAGCAACCCTAACAAATGATGCAAAAGTCAGAATCAAAAACGATGCCGGATATTTGCTGGGGATAAGCGCCAATATCACGGACAACCACGCCGTTATCACCAGCGGACAATTGGCTCAGTTGCCAGCAGGAAGCTATCTGCTTGAGCTGTGGGACACCGTAGACGGCGGCACTGCAATCTATCCTAGTGACAGATTTTTGGCATTACAAATCAATGAGAACGTCACTGGGTTTTCTGGCGGATTAGTCAGCAGCATTACGGTTGATGACTTTATTCAGCAATTCAGCAGCCTAAGCGAACAGCTCAAACAGGAAGTTGCAGTTGCTATTGCCAATGGTCTTAAAGGAGACAATGGTGACGATGGTCTATCCGCCTACCAGATCGCAGTCATCAATGGCTATCAAGGCTCGCAAGCGGAATGGCTGGCCTCTCTCGTTGGAGCTAAAGGAGACAAAGGCGAAAAAGGTAATCCGGGTAAAGACTTCCAAATCGTAAAGACGTTCCCGTCAATTTCCGCAATGAATGGTGACGGCTTTGCTGATGGTGATTTCACCATGATTGCGAGTGATGTCAATGATCCAGACGACGGCAAGCTGTATGTGTGGAACGGCACTAATTTCACCTATATTGCCGACTTAAGCGGTTCTCAAGGGATCAAAGGCGATAAGGGTGATAAGGGTGATAAAGGAGACAAGGGCGACACCGGCGATCAAGGGCTGTCCGCTTATCAGGTTGCCGTTAATGCTGGCTTCTCTGGCAGTGTCAGTCAATGGCTTGCGTCTCTTGTTGGCGCTAAAGGCGATACCGGTGATAAAGGTGCTGATGCCGTTATCAATATCATCTCACAAGCTAATTATGACGCGTTGTCCGACAAGAACGGCGTCTACTTCATTGAGGGGTGATTAAATGCCAACAATTAATGGTAAAGCATGTGTTGTTAACGGTAAGCCAGTAGACAAGGTTTTCAGCAATGGGGTACAGGTGTATGGCAGAAATTTAATCCACGACACAAGTTTTAGGCAGGGTCTATGGAAAACTGCGTGGAATAATCCAAGCTTTCAAGTAACAAACGAGGGTAATATCAAATTTAGTATTAGTACCACAGATCAGAATGGTATTGGTACGCCACTTGACCCAGTTGAAATGCTTAAACAATATACCTTAACATTAAAAATTCGTGGGCATGGTCGACTTGAGCCGTACATTATGTATAACGGAATTCCTAATTTGAATATATACACGGGACTTGGTGTGGCGAATCAGATGATTGATAGTGCTACGGAATTTGTAGACATCAAATACACATTTATCCCAGTGAATCGAGATATTACTAAGCAAGGCGTTTTCGCGGTTTTAACAGATAGCGCTGCGGGTAATTGGTTGGAAATTAAAAAAGACTCACTAAAACTAGAACAAGGCAGTGTAGCTACCCCTTGGTCACCGGCTCCAGAAGACGTCATGTAATTTATAAAAGGAGATAATGATGATGAAGATTAATTGGAAAGTACGAGTATTGAGCGTCAAATTTTGGCTGGCCTTAGTGCCGGCTATTTTATTGCTTGCGCAAGCTGTGGCTGCACCTTTTGGATACAAGTGGGACTTTGCGAACCTGGGCACGCAACTGACCGGTATCGTCAATGCGGCATTCGCGGTGCTGTCAATTCTTGGCGTGGTCACCGATCCAACCACAGCTGGCGTGACCGACAGTACCCAGGCATTGACTTACACCACACCTAAGAAGGAGGAAGCAAAATGAGTTATATCATTAACAAAGACTTTGCTTTGGGTGCAAACGAAGGTTCATCGCAAGTCGCGAATCGGCTTTACATTATCCTGCATGATGTCGGTGCTGAATCTGGTGCACGTGCGAATGCCGCTTACTTCAAAAATAACATTGCCGCGGAAGTTGCTTACACTGCATTTGTTGTAGGCGATGGCGGTAAGGTTTATCAAGTCGGCGAACCCGGTTATGTTCAATGGGGTGCTGGGACAGTGGCAAATGCTAATAGCCCGATTCAAATTGAATTGGGCCACACGAGTGATCCCGAAACTTTCAAAAAGGATTATGCCGTTTATGTTGAGCTTGCACGCGACATGGCTACCAAATATGGCATTCCGACTAGTTTGGATGCTGGTGGTGTTGGGACGCCTGGCATCAAGTCTCATTTGTGGGTAACGCAGCATATTTGGGGTGACCATACTGACCCGTATGGGTATCTAGCCCGTTGGGGGGTTACGAAAGAGAAGCTGGCAGCTGACCTCAAAAATGGCACAGGTTCAGCGCCTGCATCCACGCCAGCACCTAAGCAAGCATTAGCTAAACCAGCGGCTACTAAAGGTGCCGTGTTTACTAATGTGACTTACGATTTGCACCAGCTCAATGGTACTTGGTTAGGCGAAGTCACTAACTTCAGTAGTGATCCAGTAAACGGCTTTGCTGGCAATCCAAACCACGCTCACGATGCTCTGGTTGTCAAAGTCAATCATGGTAGCGTCAAATATCGCGTCCACACCTATCAAGACGGCTGGCTTCCATACGTCACCGGCTATGATCGGCGCAATACTGCTAACGGGTTCGCTGGTATCATGGGCCATGCCATTGACGGTGTGCAGGTATACTACACCACGCCAAGCGGTGAGACTTATCAGCAAGCTTACTACCGATCCCAAACGACGAAGCGTGCTGGTTGGCTTCCAGCAGTTCGCGACGACACCGACTTTGCGGGTATGCTTGGTGAACCGCTTGACCGATTGCAAATCAAAATTGGGACGGCTAACCCGTTCTAGATAATTACGGCCTCACTCTGCCAACGCGGGGTGGGGCTTTTTTTGTGTATTGCGTCGCGACGTTGTTTTCACACTTGAAACAAGATAAAATGATTGAGTGCTTGAACGACGGTGGCTAAGCCAAAGGTGCAGTAGCATCTGGAGGTGATGCCTATGGAAAAATTTTCTGGTGGGTGTGTAGCGCGTGAGCGTATACCAATCCTTATCACTGATGCTAACCTTCGGGTTGCTGGTGGTAGCCTTGATGCAAGGTCGAAAAAAATAACCGTCGGCTGGCCAGCTGGACGGTTATAGCTTAAAAGAGTTATAGCGTTGAAGGCTTAGCCACTTGAGTCAAGCCGGGGAGCGACGTGTTAGAGCACGTCGCTCTTTTTATACACTCATTATAGAACAATATTGAAATGTCGTGCAAGGATTGCGACTCATAAAAATTCATTCCCTTAAAAACTTGTTGAAGTAACAGGAGCTAACGAGATACCAACGGTAAACTAGAGATAGTAAACCTGATAGAATATGCTAACCAAATGCAAAAAAATAAGCCCAACTGGGCGACGTTTGCGTTATTTAAATGTGATGTGTGAGAGACTTTTTGACCAGAAAGTGACCAGATTTAACTGGAAACAACCAGATATTAACGGGAAACTAGGGCATTTAGTGGGGTAGTAATGATATACTTTAACCCATGCCAACAGTGGCTTTAGGCCGTTTTAAAGAGCAGATATTATTTACCAAAGTTGGTACACCTAACACTAGTCAAAGCAACATGAATGCGCTATGATTAACACAGAAAAACGTTTTCTATGGAGGGCATAATCTTGGATTTATTTGAAAGCTTAAGCAACAAGATCACCGGCAAGGATTTAC